CATCTATCAGCAAGGCTTGTACGAAGTACAGGCTGCAGATACTTTACGCTTGGCACAAACTCAGCAACAGCTGCACGCTTGTCGGCTGCCAGCTTTTGATTGAGTGCAGTATTGCGTGCGTTGACGGCCACCATGTAATTGGCAGAAACCTTTTCGACTGAACCGTAGTCAGTCATCAACATGCCTTTGACCAGATCACTCATGCGGCCAACATTGCCTGACTGAATGTTTTTTAATGTCACTTCTGGATCAGCCATGGCTGCGTCATCAGTGATCAAATACTTGGTGACAGCGTTGATCTTTGCTCCTTTTAGAGCTGCTTCAAACTTGTCACTGTATTGCTTTTGTACCTGGGCATCGCCAAGCAAAAGTGAACTTGTAGTGATCGTCTGACGATACACATCAGCCAGCTCCTCGATGCTACGTTTTTGCTGGGTCTTTGGATCAATCCAGAAACCTTGCGACACAGCGGCTTCAAGTAGTCGTGTGCTGTTGTCAAAGTCAGCGTCAAACTTGGCCAGGCGCTGCGCTTTCTCGCGCTTCATTTCAAACTCTGCTGCCTTGGCCAGCACGGTGTTGCCCATGGTGGCGCTGGTAGCGCGGAACTTTAGCGATGCTTCCGGATCAACTTGTGCCAAGCTGCGGCTAAAACCATCCATCATGGTGGTCAGTTTGTTCTGCACTTGCTCGGTAGTAGCCTTACCCATTTCCACGGCTGTCAGCATGGCAGTCATTTGGCTGCGAGCTTCCATCTCAAATGTGCTAGACAACTCAAACGAACGCGCCTTGCGTACAGCCTGGTCAAACACATTGAAAGAACCGCCAAGTTTTAGTGGTTCAGCATTACCAGACTTAGCAGCCTGAATCTGTTCATCAGTCAATGGATTATCAGCAGCATATTGCAAACCGGCCTCAGTGGCCGCCGTCTTTGCAATGCCAAACAGCTGATTGCTCAAACGATCTAGCGTCTGAGAAACAGTACCTTGGTATTGGGCTGCAGCCTTCAAGCCAACATAGTCAACTTGTGGAGCGCTTACGGTTGGCAACACAGCACCAGGAATGCCTGCTGCCTCAACACGGCCTGATTGGAGAAGTGGAAGGTCTGCCATAATTTAAGGTGTAAATGGGTTTTTAACAGTCTGAGCGAAGTTCATACCGCCTTGCAGCAATGATGCACCTGACAACAAACCACCACTCCTCACAGCATAATCACCAGCCATACGCAATTGCTTGGCTTGTGCTTCTGCTGCACTCATTGTCAAATCTGCTTGTTCTTTGGCCGCCAAGATCATCGCGCCAGCGTCTTCAAATCCAAGGATTCGAGCCGTCAATGCATTGAGATCTGACATGCCAACATCACGGTAAACAGCGCCAACATTAGCAGCCTGGATGGCAGCTGAAGATCCTTCGTTGTACACAATGCCATTAGCAGCAGCACGCGCACGCACAGCCGCATTAGTGCGCTCCATCCCGCGCAACAATGAGTTACCCTGGATTGTGTAGTTCAGTGCCTGGCGTTCAGCAGAAAGCAATTTGCGACCAGCTTGAATGGCCGCATATTTTTGATCCTGGTCAGTGCGAATTTGTGCCAGGCGCAAAGTATCTGCAGCCTGTACTTCGTACAAGCCTTGCTGATAGATGGCAGCAGTCTTTTGAGCGCCTGCTTGTGTGATGGCTGTGGCCAGTTGCAAATATGGTGCAGCTGCATTTAAACCAGTTTGCAGACCAGTAAATGCAGCGCCAGCAGCGCCAGCAACAGTTTTTGCAATACCACTTCCAGCGTTAATAATGCTGGCCCAATCAAAACCACTTGATGTATCTAAGCCAGAAAATGCGCTGTAGTCAAAGCTGCCAATCTTATAGTCATATGGATTGGTAAATGCGTATGCAGAAGCATCAATGCCGGACAGTGACGCTGTAGATCCAAAACCACTTGCTAGGTCATAAGTTATGTTTGACGTGCCAATAGTATTGAAACCGGATCCCGTAACACCAGAAAAATCAAAACTGTAATCACCCATCATGTTCCTCCAGTCACAGCAATTTTGTACTCAAGTCCCAACAGGGTCATCTTGAGTGGCAAGCTCTGTGAGATTTCAACACTTGCATCGCGACTGTATCCAAGCACACCGTTAACACGTTTGCTGCCGGTATAGGTTGGCTCAGGATCATCAAGCAGTGGGTTGTCAAATGTACGGAACGGCACAGGATTTTCATTCAATTCCAGGTGCTGCGTATTGTCAACCAAAGCATTGATTTCGACAATGCGCTTTTTAAATCCAATGCGTGTGCCAGTCTGCAGTTTAATCTCAACCGGCATGGTCTTGGCATACACCGTGAATGGCAAACCAACCTCATAGCTGGCTGTGCTGGCGCGATCAAACGTCACAGATCCGCCACCGCTTACAGTTTCATTTCCCTGTGGAACGCCATCACAAATGACATTGAGCGACTTGCCAACATGAGGCAGACCGGTAGCAGTTGAGGCAGCTCCACCAATAAACGCGCAATCAGTGTAGCGATCAAAGCTGAATAACTCTACAAAGTATTTGTTTGTGCTGTTGAATGTGCGTTTGACCACGGCATAGATGTCGGTCACATCAATGCTGACATCTTTGAACAATCCATCAGTAATGAACTCAGACGGCGCTGTGATCTGCTGTGATCGCATAATACTGAACGCAGCCATTGTGCCGTCAGTATCGTTAACCATCAAAAGCAAATCGCCTTCATCAGTACTGTTGGCACGACGCAAAGCCATCCTGGTAGGAGACTTGAGCAAGTGGCCAGACAGCAATGAGATGCGCTGAGTCACATACGTCAGCTGCGTGTCAGAGAACAAGAACTCATTGATTGACTTACCCTGGCGTTGAATGTAAACCGTGCCAGATTCCAAAGACTGCACGCGAGTTCCAGGCTTGATGCCGTTACGGCTCACGCCTTTAAATGTCAGTGTCAATGGGGTAATTGGATCAGTGCCAGCTTGTGGCACATAGAACTCAGCACCAGTTGTGAATACTTGCAAGTCACGGCCAGAGATCATGTCAACGATCACGTTCAGTGAACTGGTGTCAAGAGTGGCCTCAACAGCATCGTCATCAAATGCCTCGGTCGGCATGAACTCATCAAAGATGCCGATTTTGCTGCCCCAGATTGTGGATGGGCGAGACTTTGAACCGCCAAAATACAAACGGCCCTCATGGAAAGTGACGGTGCGTGGCCAGCCCTTGCTGCTGCTCCACACGTCTTCATAACCTGACTCACGTTCCCAGTTTCCTTGAGCAATGTTGCTGGTGTCAAAGAATGGATATTCAGTTACTGCTTTGACAGAAGTATTTGAAATGTATTGAATAATCCTGGCACGTCCCTGTGGATATGCATTGATGTATTGACCAACGTCTGCAGAAGTAAAAAAGCTGTTTTGTGATGTCAATGTAACATTGCCAGACACAGCGCTTGGTGTCAGGTGGCCAACAGCAGGCGTTGTCACTGTGATTGTGAACGCATACTTTGGAATGCTTGAAAAACTGTTTGTGCTGATTGTCCAGCTTGAGTCAGAAGCACCACGCACCAGCTTTGTTGGAGCGAGGTCTGGGTGAACCAAGAACATGGTGTCAGCAGACTGTGTCCAGTTAAGCTGGCCAAGCATTGCGCTTGTGATGCTTGTTGTCAAATACGCAGTGCCACCACCATTGATGTTGGTGATCTGCACGCCATCTTTAAAAATGTACATGCGCTGATTTACAAAGCAAAGCATGTAGCTGTCATCAACACTAAATTCAAACGGAACAAGTCGCACGCCATCAGCTGCAGAACTTGGAAGCTCAACAATATGCTTTAAGCCAGGACGGCGACGCATGCCACCTTGCGGCTGGATCACAACATTTGTTGCTTTGGCCAGAGCATTGTTGTACTGGGCAAGATCAATGCGCGAACGCAGCAATGGATCAAGCTCGCCAGTGCTGAAGTTTGTTTGAATGTCGACAAAGCGTGGCATCAGTTTCTCACTGCGATAAGGCTGAAGTCTTCAATAACGCGAGTCGGTGTGCCTTGACCATCGATGTTCATTGCTGTACGCATGAAACCACCACGGCCATTTTCACCAGGGCCACCAACAGCAACACCTTGCCAGTATCCAGCACGGTCTGCTTGTTCTGTGATTGGCATGGCCAAGTGCCAGGCCATCATGTATTTGAGCAGCTGCACAAAGTACTGTGGCATTGCATACTCGCCAATGCTGTATTGGTAGTCCAGGTAAACCTCTGGCAAGTTTGTCAGCAATTTGTCGCCTTGGATTTCCCAATCTTTTGTTGGATATGTGTTTTGCGCGGAGCTTGGATAAGCTGCACGCACAGTTCCAAGACGGTCGCCTGGCAGCTGGTATTCATAGCGCCAGACAGAATTTGGGGTTGTGATCAGCCGCGCCAGCTGAACCTTTTTGGTGTTGAATGTCCACGGGTAAGTGGTCAACACAGAATCTCGAATATCAGGGTACAGACGGTCGCATACGCTGGCCGCATCAGTACCGTCATTAAATGACGTGATGGACTTTGCACCCAGCATCAGCAGGGCATCAGAGCAAATTGAAACGCCAGTATCTCCAGCAGCCATGTGAACCTCTCAATGTGAGAAGGGCCAACCTCCGAGAGTCCCCGAAAGCTGGCCCGTTGCGTGATCTGATTCCGATTAGTCGGTATCAGTTGCAGTCACAGTCACGCCGTCAGTGATGTCCACTACCGTGCCGGTATTGGAGTTCACATAGGCTGTTGACATCACAGGAGTACCACCCGTTGCTGAGTAGCAGAAAATGATGTCGCCGACCTTGAGGATTGACGCGATAGAGTTGAAGTATCCAGACGCACGAATCACTGACTGAGCGTCAGTAGATGAGTATGTATAGATAGAAGGTGCGTTACCAGCTTTTGACTGGCCGCCAATGGCGTTAAAGCCTGTAGATGAAAATGCCATGATTCAATCTCCTTTTAAGAATCAAGATTCGCGGCAAGTAATGGCAACGATACCTTCAGCGTCGATGGTTGTCGCACCAGCGCTGAATACTTCGTTGACCAACCAGCTGGTCTTCTCGGGGATGTAGTTGATCTCAGTGCGCATGCCGATGCCTTCACCGTAGCCAACGGCTGCAGAGTGGAAAGCGAAGCAAGTACGGTCGAGAGAACCGTCGATGGCCAGGCCACCTTCAGAACGATCACCCAAAACGTGGAACTCAAAGCCCAAGAAGGTGTTCAACTCGCCTTGAACCAATGCTTTGACTGTATTGAAGTCAGAGCTGGTAACGGCTGTTTCACCCAACAGGCTGTCCAAACCATTTGCGTGAACAACGATGTGACGGCCATCAGCAGGCACATTGTTCTTGTCGAGCAAACGCTTGGCTGCGCGGAGTTTAGCCACGTTCAAGTTGGTTGTTGCGCCACCAACGCTGTTGGCAACTGTCAATGATGTGCCAGAGTTTGCGAGTGCATCCAAGATCAACTGATCTTGACGGCGACCCATAGCTGAAGCAACAACTTGAACCAACTCTTGACGCTCGTCAAAGTTGACTTTAGCCTGGCTGAAGATGTCGCTGTATTCAGCGGCATTCCAATCAGACAATGTCAATGTGACAGAGCTGAAGCCCACGTTCAATGGGGTTACATCGGTTTGACCGACGCGGGGGGTTGCAACACCCTTACCGACTTTAGGGAACTTAACTGTAGAACCTTCGACTCCACGGCGCTGACGTACGGCAGGAACCAGCATTGCCATACCTTGGTAGGCTTGCTTTACCTCAGCGTCGAAGAGAGTAACGAAGGCATTGCTTA